TCGCTGTTGAAATTAGAATAAGCATACTCTGTGTTTATTTCATTAGGCCTTCTATTTACACCTGCTCTAGCATTTTTTTGGTTTGCTTCTAATGTTCCTCCCGCTAATTGAAAATTTTCTGCTGCTTTTCCATTTGATTCAATTCCTTCTCCCCTTTCAATACTAAGAACTAAATTATCTAAATTAACTTCTTCATTGATTTGATTTACACTGGATCTAAGTTTAATCCAGGGGGTATTGGTAGATAATATGTAAGATTTGCGAGCAAGATCTCCTTCTTTACCTACTACCTCCTGTCTCTTTTCTAATTGTTTAATTATTAAAGCAGAGACTTTTGAACCTATTCCTTCTTTAGCCATTACCTGTTTGCATTTAGAGTTTCATAGTTTTGCACTATTTCATCTATATCAGCAGGGATTCTTAATTGTATTCCAGGTTCAACTACAAGTCCATCTTTCTTAGAGTCATTAGCTACTGCTATAACCCACCATAAGTTACTATTGCCGTAAAACTGTTGAGCTAGAATATCATATCGCTCTCCTACTGACGTAATTAAATACGTATCACTTTCACCGTAAGGTATATCAGGGTATACTGAATTGATAAAATATCTTTTACCTTCGGTAGTTTTTAATTTTGTGTTATTTTTATACCTAATTGCCATAACCTATTAATTTGTTAATTGCTTTATTGCATTAGTTTTCGCTTTTTCTAGAGCGTCGCTACTACTGCGGCCAGAGATATGTCTACCTGTTGCTTTTTTTCCTGTACTAGTATCGGTATACACTACTAACGCAGAATATTTTGGTGGAGCGGTTGGTGTAATGTTCGTTTTTCGTTTCTTAGTCAATTCTTTTATATTAGTCGTAGCTTTATTATTAGGTACAGAACTTTTAACATTATTTTGAATAGCAGAATCTTGATTGACTCCGCCTGCTGCTTGAATATCAAGAGTTGGGTTAACTGTTGCAGTTTGAGCTGTAGGTGTCTGAATAGCAGGAATGTTAGCTGGTGCAACTGGAGTAGGTGTAGGAGGTGCTATTACCTCTGAAGGTGCTGGAGGTGTTATAACTTCTGCTTGTGGTCTAGGCTGTATTGTTGGTCTAGGAGGTAAAGTGCTTGCTGTTCCAACTTTTTCTCTTGGTTTTCCGTACTGAGCACCAAAGTATGATTCGTTAGCTGATAAATCTATATCGTTTTTAACTTCAAAGTCATGTATAGGAGTAAACGATACACTTACATTAAGTATAGTAGGTACTTGTGGAATGTTTTCATCAAGTAAATCTATCTCCCATGGGTACCCTTTTTCCCAACTTAAATCTACTTTTGATATAAATCCATCTTGTCTGTCAAAGTATTCTCCAATAGATAACGTTGTTAATGTGCCTCTCATAAAGTTACCTGCCTTACTATATGTAGGGGCAGTTGATGCAACTAAATGATTTAATTTTTTATATAATGGTAACAATTCTTGTTTTGAGAATGCTGCTACTTTAAAACTAAAAGAAACATCTCTTTTAAATCCTTGATAAGTATAAAACTCTTCAGCTCTACCAACATACTGGGTTCCTGTCCAATCTCCAGTGAAGCTATCGCTCATATCATCTAAAAAAGCTCTAAAAAATATAAATTTCTGTCCATCAGGCGTTAAGGTATTAAAGGTAAAAGGTATAATGTCACCATTGTAATATTTCCATGTAGCTTCTTCAGCTACTGCTGCTGCATCTGTATTACTTACTTCGATTACTTCAGACATATTAATATAATCCCCTACTCCTTTCTTCGCGTACCCTAATCTTACCCCTACCTCTTGTGTTGTATAATCAGCAAGTAATTCTTTAGGTGTATTAGAACTATATCCATTAGTATCTGGGCCAATGCTTTCTCCTTTACCTTTTACACCTGCATTAACACCGTACTTACGTACCTTTCTAAAATCAATTAATTTAGTAACTCTTTTGGTACTAGTGCTTCCAGCTGATACTGTACCTCCTAATTCTGTTTTAAGGTCTTCAGATTCTGGAATTAATTGATCTTGAAGATACATTTTAAGTTGAGAAGGATTGTTAGGGTTATACTTTCTTTCAATTACACCGGTAACTCCTCCTTCTTCATCAACAAATGTTCTAAATTCTCCTTCAGCAATTCCATCTGGTCCTATTTGCGGCATTATTCTACCTGTAGTAGAAGGCCCTTGGGGGTTCACTCCAGCAGAAAATGGAGTAGCTTTTAGTACTGTTGTTGCTTTATCTAGACTTGCTGAATGGTGGTTTAATCGATTGTATCCATCGTTATTTGTACCTAAGTAATCAGGAAGTTCTTCTGGGGTCTTATACCCAGGTGCTGAACCTGTTGTTAAGGTATGTGTCGGTCTTAATGGTTGTAGTTCACCGTTTACTTCAATATTTTCTTCTGATGCTTTATATTTTATACTAGAAGAAAAATCAGCTACTATCTTAGTATTTTTTTCCTCAGGGGTTCCTTTAATAAGAGTTCTTGCGTCTAACCCAGCATAGCTACTGGAAGGAATGTCTATATTTAATTGATCAGGGCTAATGTCGCTTCCTGAAGGTAACGTTGCGTATCTGTCATTGTTAAACCCTTCTTCACCTCTACTATCTGGTATTATAGGTAATCCAGCATCACTGCCTGGTTTTTCCAGTAACATGCTTCCTGTAGTAATAGTAGGCCTAAGGGGTTTTTCTTCTCCTTCTATATTAATAGTCTGTTCTGATTCTTTATTTTTTAAAAAGTCAAAAGCCTGTGGTTCATATCCTCTTCCACCATCATTGTCAACTATTACTTTTTTAGCTCCTCCTCTAATTAAAGGTCTTCCTTCAATATCAGTTCCATCAGCATTACCTGTAGTAAGGTGGTTGACAGGGTCTTTAGGTCCTTTTAACTCAGATTGAATAGAATCGTGCATTTCTGCTTCTTCATCAGTAATCAATCCTGTTGGAGTCATAGGCTGGAAATTTTCCTGTCCTAAATTGTCTCCTTTAATTTTAAAAATACTACCTAGATCTACTTTTTTAAGGGGATCTTTTAGTTTCTTTTTTTTATTTGTACTTGTAATCCCTTTAAGTAAGTTTCCTGCTGCTCCAATAATTTTCTGACCTATTGGGCTTTCAACTGCTCGGGCAAGCGTATCAATATAGGGGTTTACTCTTAATTTATCTAACAGTGTAGAAGAAAAATTATCTGCTCCAGGTTTTAAGTCATATTTACTATTAAGTTTCTCTAGTGCGCTTTCATGTTGAGGTCTATAGCTCTTCTGTCCATCGTTATCCGGTATGATTGTTTTACCTGTTAATGCTCTGGAAGAACCTAAAAGATTATTAATCCCTAAAGTTTCGGCAAGAAATCGACCGAACCCTGTTTTTGATGAAATATCGTTTTTAAGATAAGTATCTTTAACGAATCCATGTGTGAAGTGTGTACCTGTTCCATTTACAGGTGCTTGTGCAAGAGTTGCTCCTATAATAAGAGCTATTTCTTTTGGTGAATTGCCAAGTAAAGCTTGATTTATACTAAACTTAACTCCTTTTTCTTTTATTACAGTAGCTAATCTCTTTAAATCATCTATTCTTGAACCTATAATACTACTTGCCTCTGGAGTAGGTGTAGACTCAAATGTTCCTGAGATAAGACCGGTAGAGTCTTTTTCAAAGCTATGTTTAGGTACATTCTTAGTTACATACGGAGCCTTCCCAATAGTCTTATCTGTAGACGTAGTGGTAGTATACTTCAGAGACTTTAAATCAGTATTCTGAGTTATTAAAGGTAGTCCGTATTTTCCTGACATATATTAAAATGCTGCGTCTTCTGGAGAATTATTTCTATAAGTCCCTGTTGATGGTAATTGTCCATCTAAATCATATTGCGACTGCCCTACTTGTGTTTTAAAGTTAAGGTTAGTAGCAGATGTAGGTCTCTGATTTCCATTTCCAGCTGTACTAGGGTTTGATGCTTCTGTGTTTGTTCCTTGTGCGTGTAACTGTGATGTAGGTAGTGCTCCTGCTCTTATACCTGGTAATCCACCATCAAGATCTAATACTGAATGTCCTGTTGATTTTTTAAAGTTAAGGTTTGTTGCAGACGCAGGTCGATTTGTTCCATTTCCAGTTGTAGAGCTTAAAGATCCAATAGATTCTCCTCTATCGTTTACTGCTCCTTGTCCTTCCATATCAAAAGCTCCTTGAGAGTGTGTTTGAGAAGAAGGTGAAGCTCCTGGTACTGTTGCAGGGATTTGCCCTAGGAGAGATTGTGCATTTTTTGTAGGTCCTGAGTTTAATTTGTCTAATAGTCCCATGTGTTATTAATTTAAATTGTTTATTATAAATAGTTTTAAGATAGAGTTGTTGACTCTATAACTGTTCTTTTTGTTATATCATCGCTATCTAGATAAACTCTAACATTCGCACCAGATTTAACTGCTGCGATAAGTTCATCTAATTTAGCTGTATTATCACCATTGTTACTATTTCCTCCTGTTCCTGCTATACCTTGAATTAGTGAAGTTATAGCTCCTGTTGCAGCAATGGCTGGTGCCGCTAGAGCAGTTGTACTAATGAGGTCTTTTACCTCCTCTAGTTTATCGGTTTCTAATGACTTTAAAGCTTCTGATAGTTTTGCTACTCCTTCGGCCATTATTTTAACTCCATTACCGGCGTTCATTAAACCTGTACCCATCAATGCTATAGCTCCAAGCATTGCAATTGCCGGTAAGGAAGAAAATATAGATGCTGTTAATATTGCTAATCCAAATGCTACTGAGGCTAGTGCTGGTCCCATGATTAATAGTGCAGCTATTTTCTTAAAGGTGATTGCCCCAAGCATCATTACAAAGCCTGTTGCTACTGCATTTATAACACTTGGTAACATTTCTAATGCTTTCATTAATACGTCACCAATTACTCTTGCCAATCCGGTTATTATTGTACCTATAGCATATATAGCCGGTGATGCCATGAGTAGTGCTGCTCCTAAAGTAAGTATTACAGGTATAGCTGGGTATAGTGTCATTAATCCAGCAGAGAATGCTGCCATTCCTGCTCCGCCTGCTGCTCCTGCTGCAGCTGCTGTTGCTGAGGCTACATTGGCTGTTTGTTGTGCTCCTATTCCAAGCCAAGTTGCTGCCGTTCTTGCTACTATTGCAGCTCTTTCTGCTATGAATTGCCCTATTCTAGTCTTACTTAAAAGTAAGTATATTCTATCTACTGCTATTTTTGCTTTTGTTGCTAAAGTAGAAGCCGTAGTTGCAATTCTATTACGCATTGAGGCAGTAGTAAGTAAATTGTAAGTCCCAATTGCAAGTTTTCTTAACTTATCACCAGCAGCAGTTACTAGGTTGTTTATTTTAGCAAAAATAGTACTACTCTTTATTGTGTTAGTTAATTTTTTAATGTTAGAAGATAAAAATTGAGTAGTACCAGCGTATGCTTTTTGAAGGGCAGTACTAACTTGTGTAAGTTTATTGCTTAATACAGTTTGTATATTTTTAATTCTCTCTACTCCTATCAATCCAAGCATTTTTGCTTTCAAAAACTTAAAAGCTTTACCTATATTTTCAAGACTCTTTTTATATGCGTTTTGGATTACTACCCCTGCTTTTGTTGCTAAAGTATGAGCTTTTAATGCTATAGTTTGACCTATAGTAAGCTTAGAAGTAATAATCATACTTTTATTTAACTTACCTGCTGCTTGAGCTTTTTGTATTGCGTTTAGACGAGCAGAAGTCTTAACAAGTTCTGCCATAGACTTACCTGAAGTAACTAATCCGCCTATAAAGCTTGCAAATTTAAATCCAAAGACGGCTGCAGTTAAAGCTTTTAAAGTAAACATTATAGGTTCAAGCCTTAATAATGCAGCTAAACCTTGAGCTAAATAGCCTACAAAACCAGCTATTGGTGCTATTATAGAACCAAGCATATCTACTATAGGTACTAATGCTTCTAATATAGGAGCAAATGACTGAGCTAATTTACCCATTAGTAACTGTATCTTTTCTTGGACAGCCATTCTTTCCATGTCTTCTTTCTTAACTCCGGCTGCAAGAGCTGCCTGTTCAGAAGTCATATTATTTTCTAACCCTCTTTGGTATGCTATTTTACCTAATTGATCTCTAGTTAATCCAAGTGCTTTTGCTTGGGCTTCTTGTTGGATTCGGTTCATTTTACCGAACTGTGCAATTGAAGCAGAGTTTTTAAATATTTCTTTTCCTACTCCTGCTAGATCATTATTTAAAGCAAGCTCTCTTGCTTTTCCTAAATTCATCTGTCTACCTGTAAGTAACTGGGCTTCTAATTCTGCTTCTATGGATGATTCAAAATCTAATAGACTACTAGCTACACTATCTAATTCAGACAATGACATTCCTAGTCTTCTAGCTGCTGATGCTGCTAATCCAAGCTGTTTTGGCATTCCAGAAAATGAAGCTTTTATACCGTCTGATGTAGTTGCTACATCTCTAAGTATTTGTCCTTGTGATACAGCGGATCTATTAGATCTATTGAAAGCAGATGTAGTATCTACTATACTATCAGTAACACCGTCTATGTCACCAGAAGTAGTTTGTGCGATCATTGCTAGGCCTCCTGCTTCGTTAGCAGCAAGTCCCATTGTGTTTTGTAATTCGGCGGCACCTTGTAGAACATCATTAGAGAAGATATTCTGAGCATTCATACCAGTTTGCTTGGTAAGTTCTGCTATAGTTTCTAAGTATTGCTGTGTGGTAGCTAATCTACTATTTAATCCTTCAGTAAATACAGCATTTTGCCCAGTAAGGTGTACTGATTCAGTAGCTGCTTTATTAACATCTAAAAATCCAGAGACTATAGACCCGACCAGTACAGCAGGATCCGCTAGTCCCTTTGCAAATCCTTTTAAAAGTATACTAAAACCTTCTGCGGCAATTTCAAGCTTAGTAAATTTTCTTACATTAAGTGCGGTGTCTTTCGACATCTCTCTCATTGTAGCGGCGGATCTTCTCATAGCGTCGTGGAAAATACCAGAACGCATTCCAAGTCTTTCCATTAATGCACCTGTACCTTCAACTAAAGCACCAGTTACCCCGCTTAATCTACTTATTTCGTCTTCTGTATCTAATCTTGCATTAGCTTGTTTTAATATTTTTTTGGTAACTTTTCCTTCATCAAAGTAAAGACCAAGTAATTCTCTTTCTTGGTCAGTGAGATCAGTAGCATTTTTGAGCATTTCTCCAATAAGCTCATTTATAGTATCTGTTTTGGCTCCCATCTCGATAAAGCCAGCTATCTGATCTTGTATTTCTCCTACTATACTATGGTTTTCTCCTAACCTTTGAGCTTCTTGATTTAATATCTCAGAATTAACTTTTATTTTCTCCTGCAGAGCTTCTACTTCTGATCTGGTTAGATCTACAATAGATTGTTCGTCAAATTTTAATTTTTGGGTAGCATCTAATAATTGACTAAAACCTTTGTTAACCCCTTTAACAGCAATATTATTTTTAGCACTAATGTCTAAAAACTCAGAAGCTATACCTCTTAATTGAGAATAAAGGCCAGTAGCAGAACCTGCCATACTTTCTAACTCTGTCCTAGCTGTTCGTATATCTGAAGGTAGAGACTTGAATTGCTTCATAGCCTGTTCATCGGTCAGTTCAATAGGTTGTTTATTGAGTTGTGTTCTCAACCTATTGAGCTCCTGCAGCAATACTTTAGCTTCCTTTAAATCTTCATTTTCTTTTGCCACTTGGGTATATTTTTATATAAATAGGAAAGGCCTCTATTATTTAGAAGCCTTTGCTGTATAAGATGGTTGTTTTATTGCAGGTCCCATTGGAGTAGAAGAACCTCCTTTTCCCTTGTTTGCCTTTTTCATCTCTTCTGCTTCTTTTTCGAAGAATTCATTTATCTTTTGAAAGGTAAAATTACGAAGCCAGATCGGCATATTATATATAGTATTAAAATCATATCCACCTTTACCGTGGAATACTATTTCATGTATTTGCGTGAATAAACTCGCCCTATAGGTTGGCGTCAGGCCAAAGAAAGGTAATCCCTATCGGTATGTCGACGCCCTCCTCCGCACCGTCTGGGTAGAATTTTAAGTCTACGTCAGGCTGTATTTCATTAACAAATTTTCTAAACGCTCTTGAATCTCTTGCTAAAAAATTATTATCTACATAAGGACGTACTGCTTTTTCGTCTCCATTGACTGATAAAAGCATATACTTAAGCCTGGTAGATAGCTCTGCTGATGATTCTTTGTTCATTTTCTTTAAACCTTCAATTTCTCTCTGTACTGCTAGCTCATCACCGTGAGTAAGGAGTTTAAATGTAAGTGTGTCATTAGTAGAAGGTGTAAGAAAAGTAAATTCATTTTTACCATCCTTAATTTTACTTTCATTTATTGGTTTATTTTGTACTGCTGAAAGATCAACGTTAACTTTTTCACCGAGATAAGTAAAATCGTAGTCTTTTCCGTATCCTAAAATACGAGCAGCTACTAAAAGTGCATTTTTATCACCAACTAATATATCATTATATGTAATGTCTTTATTAACTATAAGAGCTTGTAATAATTTGTCAATAACTGTACCTTTTTGAATAAAGTTCTGATTAGTTAAAATATCTTCTTCTTTAGCAGTCATATACTTCATCTCAATAGTTCCAGCCCTAAGGGGTGAATCTTCTGCGTACAATAAGCCTTTTGAAGGTAAATCTACAATTTCTGTTGGAAATTTATTTGCTTGTTCCATAAATTTTATTAGTTATAACTAGTTTAATAATAAATATATGAATAAAAAATTTAGTAGCCAACTATACCGCAACTTTTTTAAAGTAATGGCTTATCTTTTAGTATAGATGAAGGGTTTAAGTGTAAAGTGTCAGGGTTACCTGAAGGTTCTATATTATTATTAAAGTTATATAGTGCTCTTTTAACATATTCATCTTGAACAGAAACAGGCATATGATTATCTCTTGCAATAGAAGGTATCTCTCGTATAATAGATGTATCAGTACGAAGTATATAGTATTCTTCTTTACTCACAGGAGATATAGTGTATAACTGTGCTCCCATATGTTTTGCTAGTGTTTTAATATAGCTATAATGTAATTTAAAGTACATCTCCATATTATTATTATCCAACAGTAGTTTTTGCGTAGACTTATTAAGTAGTAATCTTTTTTTACTGCTTTTATAACTACTTTCTTCCAACCATTTAAAAGAAGGTGATACAGTTAACCATTGATCTGCATGTATGTCGTAATATTCATACCTATAGGGGTGAAAAGCAAATAAGAATATACTTTTGGGTTTTAGTATATCCTTAAAATGTTCAAGAAGTCTAGTACAAGTTCCTATACCTGTACCGGGTATAGATAAATTTAGGTAGTTACCTTTTATTTTTTTATTTACTCTATAAGACCAAACGTTATCTAAATAATGGCCAGTACCAAAAGTATGACTACATCCTAAAAATATATTACCCTCAATACCTTGATGGAAATCTACATTTGTTCTGAAGCCGTAATTATTAAATGTGTACTCTATAGGATTATCTCTATAATGTAGTAAACTTTCATTCGATGGATCATCTTCTAGTCTTTCTTTTAGATCAATTTCAGCATCATTAGGTATCCAGTTCAGAGTCTTACCTGCATGTTTACTAAATTCGTGAAGATTAGTGAGTGTAAAGTCCATTACTATAATTTACGAAGAATATAGGGAATAAAAAACCCACCATATAGGTGGGTCTTAAATACTTGTCGGGTAAAGTCTTAGTAGTTAAGGACGCAATAATCCATTGCTACTGTAATTCCTAGTTCAGCGACATCAGATGTAGCCCAATCGAAAGAACCTTGTTCCATTGAAGTAATGAAAGCTCCTTTGATTATCCATTCAGATACTATATCTCCTACTGGGCCTAATACGTTAAGTACTAAATCTTTTTTGTAGAAATCTGAGTATCCTGCTCTTCCTGTTACTGATTCGTATGATAAACGAGCCCATTCCATTACTGCTTGTGCTCCAGAAGGTGTAATCGGATCATATAAAGTCATGTCCATGTTACCCCATTCTCTTTTACCACGAATTTTTCGGTATGTGTTAATATGATCGAGTTTGACTTCTTCGTCCTCGAAGTTAGGAGCTGTTACGTTTTTAATCATAAAGGACGGAATGTTGTCGATATACATTACGAATCTATTCTGTACTTTAGGCTCGAAAGCTCTAAACATTATCTCATTTGGATCTAATACTGCCATTTTATTACTTTATTATAAATATTATAAATTTAAAATTATGCTCCAAATGTTGCTCCTGATGGCTCAATCGTGAAGTCTAATACGATAAACTCGACTGTTTTAGCAGGTTGAATGAAGATTTGACCAATCAATTGGTTTCTATCTATCACATCTGGTGTGTTATTTGACTCGTCCATTACTACTCTATAAGCGTAAAGTCCTTGTCTCTGTACTACTGACTCTAAGAATGGATTAACCTGTGCTAGGAATCCGTTTCTAGTTGTAGTTGTATTTTGTTCGAATACTAGTGTTCTTGATATATCACCAACGAATTTTTTAAGTTCGATCATTAACCTACGAACGTTTACTCTGTCTAATGCAGAAGATTTAGTTTGTAAGGTTTTTTGTCCGAATACATTAATTCCAGCTCCTGGGAAGGTAGCGATTGGATTAATTGTAGCATCGTATAGTGTATCTCTTTGATTTCTAGTTAATTTTCTTTCTGCTTGAATAACGTCTCCGATTCCTCCTCTAGTAAGTCCAGCTGGTGCAAACCATGGTGCAGCGGCACCGTCTGTAAATGCATATACTCCTGGTATAATAGTTGAAGCTGGTATCCATACGTTTTTACCGGTAGCTGATTGGGTTTGTAACCAAGGCCAGTAAGCAGCTCCATAAGAACTATTAACTGAGTCTGCAGCAGCGGCTGCATTTGCCACACTAGTACCGTAGTTAGATAAATCTACTACTGCAATCGTGTCTCCTCTACTTTCTGCAAGAGAGATAATAGAATCTACTTGAGTTCCGTGGGAAGCTCTGGTTAAACCTGGTACTGAAATAATGTTGTATACGTACTCATCTGTATTTCCTAGTAAAGAGATAACATTAGTATAATTACCTCCTGTAAGTCCTTGACTTCTTGTACTTATATCTCCAAAGTAGTTATTTGTTACTCCTGCTACTACATTGTCTCCTGATCCTCCTGTAAATGAGCCTGATTGTGCTGTTGGTAAAGAACCAGAAGCAGCATCTACTCTTATCGAACCGTTATTACCCATGTAATTTAATGTTGGGTTATTAACAGCTGATATTCTAATGTATTTAGATCTATTAATATATTCTCCTGTAGTAGAAATAAAAGCTGGCGTTTCACTAGTATTAATAGTTTTAACTTGGTTACCAATTACTTTTTCTACGTAGTTAGTAGATTCTGGATCTAACGTCATGTTAGTAAAAGATTCTAATACTACTTTATTTTTATGGTTATCGTCTCCTCTTCTAATGTTAAGGCTAAATGTACCTTTTTTACTATTAACATTAGTTACTTCCCATCTTACATTATCGTTACTTCCTTCTACTAATGATCCATCAGTGTTCTGTGAGCCTGAGTTATTATATAGAGCACCTTTCCCTAATGTTTGGATTGTAAACGGGTCAGTAATACTTCCTGTTGCTGCTGCAACGGTAGTACTGTTAGAAGCTCCAAATGATCCTGTAACAACTCTAGTTACAAGCATTGAGTTTCCTCCGTTACCAAAGTAAGACTTTACAGCAATTGAAGTTAAAAATTCTTGTTTAGTGGATCCAGAAGTAAATGTAGTACCGAAAACATTACTATATTGCCCGTAAGAGGTAATTAAAGTAGGAGTTTCCACCGGTCCTTTGACTGCTGGTCCAATGATTGCTGCCCCGGCTACAAGAGCGGCTGGAGCGATAAATGATATATCGTTCTCTCTTGTTAGTACGCCTGGGGAGATTAATGTTTCTGCCATGTTATATAAGTTAAATTATTGAGTACTCTTATAAATATCGTAAATACTTCGAAACCGCTAGTATAACGGTGAACGGTATCGTATATAAATATAGTGAGTTAACTCTAAAAGACTATAAAGGTATAAATTCTCCTGAATCTATATTAACAGAGCCTTTTCCATACTTATCTTCTAGTGTTTTTGCTAGTTGATTTTCTTGAGCTTTGAGCTGATCTAAAAATTCTAATGCTCTAGATTTTCTTTGTTTAAGACTCTCTTCAGATATAGATATCTGTCCAAACTCGTTAACTACTCTTTCTGTAGAACTTTTTATTTGTGATAGTTGATCGACTTCTTCTTTTGTTAGTTTCATATTATCTTTGATTTATTTTTTAAGGCTTCTACTAGGTTTGGGAATAATTCTTTCCAGTCTTCTCTTCTTACCTTGTCTACTTCTTGTGTTGTGTTAATAAATTCATTTATAAGATTACTATCTTCTGTATTGTAGAAATTACTTTTTAATCTCTTAAAAAAGCTATCTTCTAGTACTCCCTCTATATTGTCTAGTTTTTTCTTTCTAACTTCTAAAGGTATTACCTTGACATTATGATAGTCTGGGTAATTTACATAATTATCTCTTATAGTACTTATTACTCCTGTACCGTCTTTATAATATAGGCCTTTTTCTTCTAAGTACAAATGAAGTTGCTCTATATATAAAAAATTAAATACATGTATCGTCTGGATAATAGCATAAGTAAAGTTATATTTATCGGTATATTTTTTTATATTACCAATTACGGTTTCAAATCGACTTAAGCTTCTTATGTAATCGTTTCTTTTAAAAGTATCATCTAAACTAAAGTTTAAGTTAACTTCTTTAAAGTGGTGTAATTTATCTAATATTGGTACTATTCTTTCAAACTTATAATTTCCATTCGTAATATAGGTAATGTATATATCTTTTGCTAAATCTCTTTCTATCAGCAAATCTAATAAGTATGAATGTTTATCAACTAAAAATGGTTCTCCACCACTAATATGTAACTCATCTAATTTAAAACCATTTTCTAATAAATCTAAATATACTTTCGGATCTTCTACCCAATCGTAGTCAACTCCTTCTTTTTTTAAGTTATCATACCCGCTAGGCAGGTTAATTTTATCTTTAAGTTTATAATAATCATCTACCCAAGATGTTGAAGATTCAGCATTACAGCTTCTACATTTTAAGTTACAGAAATTACCTAGTCTGAGTTCTAAATAAGTAATATCTGGTTTTATAGTGCCGTCTTCTGATGTTATATCATTTAATGTTTTTTCATCTATAATTTTTTCTTTATTTCTTTTAGAAAAACCTCCTGCTTTTTCTATATTATGACAAGTAAGGCACGCTTCAGGTACTTCCCCATCTAACATATCCCTTCTAATCTTTCTAAAAGATTCTGAATTAACTATTTTATTAACTCCGTCATTAATATGTACTGGTCCGCTTTCTTGGTCGTTAAAGTTTTGAGAAAGTGCGTATTTACTATCCCAGTTCGCTTCACAACATACAGACGACCAACCATGAGGCATTACACTTAAATGTTTCCACGGAAGACTACATATAAACTTACTCATAGTAGTGTTTATTTTTTAAATCAGCAAATTCAGGAAAAATATTAAAAAAGTCTACTTTTCTTAGCTTATCTAAATTTGCTTGAATTATACTGTACGTTTCTTCTTTATGATTATCAACTTTTGATTCTAACCCTTCTTTAATATACACTACTACCTTTTCAAAAGCTAGTATATCCATGGTTTTAAGGTTGTCTGGTGCATCTAAAGTTTTTATCCATTCTATATGCTTATTATACTTGTTGACTAGAGCACCTAAGTGCCCTTTAGGTAATTTGTAAAGAGCATATTGAGGAGGATTATGTAAAATATTAGCATGAATTTTACCAACAGTTATATACTTCTTTTCGATAAATTCTCTATGTAAATCAACTACATTGTAAGAATTCATCCAGCTTATAGTTGGGGCTATATTAAAATTTAAATGGGGAACCTCTTTCTGTAGTCTTTCAATATTAGCTTCTACATTATCCCACTTAATATTAGTACGAAGATATTCTCCTCTAGAATGAGAACCGTCTAGACTAGCTTGTACACATATTTCTTTAAATTGCTGCCATAGAGGCACCACATCCCATTTACCGTAAGTTAATTTAGCCATATTTGTGCTATACAGTAAGGCGATTTTCTTAGCTCTACCTTTATCTATAATCTTATTTAGTAGTTTATAGTGTTCTGGTAGCATTAGTGGTTCTCCCCCTGCAAAATATATTTGCTCAATGTTATCTATTTGATCATATATTTGAGTAAGTAGATTATCTGTATTCTCTATCGATTTTAACTTAGGTTCTGAGGGGAGTGAATGTCCTAATTGTACTGAGTCACCATACCATGCAGTTGACCATCCGCTGCTACAAGTTACACATTTAAGGTTACATTTATTAGAAAAACGTATATCAATATACCTCAGTTTTAGATCCGGTATAAAGAAATTATTAGCATTAGTAGCTTTTACTACTTCATCATAAGCATACGAACGGTTAAAGTGGTACCTTAGTGACCCTAATCCCTTATCTTCTAATTCCCAGCAATGATTGCAAGCTTTAACTCTTACTCCGTTATGCAGATCTTTACGCAGTTGTACAGCAGCAGGAGAGTTCATATGATCAAGTAAATTATCATCGCCAGAGTATGTGGATAGCCTGCTTTCATAATTAAAAATACAACATGGCATAAACTCACCCTGCATTCCTATGTAGGAAGCAACATAGGGAGCAGAGCAAAAAGTACTGTTTGTACTGTTTAAATCTTTTTTCATTAAATTAATTTTGTTTCTAAATCTAAATTTCAAACAACGTTACTATACTTGTTTAATTTGCGAACCTCATTTAAAAATTGAGAATGTTCGGGATGATCTCGGTCAAAAACATTTACTTCTTTAAATTCTTGTTCAGTATATGTTCCCCAATTAGAAATTCTATAAAATAATACCGTATGTTCTTTATGTCCTTTAAAAATACTATTCATAAGTATAGTAAATTTTTCAACTTCTTTATAGTTATCTCTTTGTACTACAAATGATGTGGTAATCCTTTTAACTGTCTCAATAGTATTAAGGAAGTGAAGGTTATCAATTAAAGTGCTCCATTTTCCACCTCTTCTTATCACTTCATATGTTTCTTTACATGCCCCATCAATACTAATTTCGCATTGATCTATAAACTGGTGTACTTTGCTAAGTTTATCCCAAATTTTAGGAGTCCAAAGTATCCCGTTAGTATGTATTATAATTCTCTTTAGATTAGGGTACTTTTCTACTGGAAAGTCAATTAGGTAATCTCTCATAGCTTTACTATAAAAAGGGTCACCTGTACCACTGGTAAAGAATTCTTCAAGTTCATCTCCAAAGCCTTCTTCAATTCTTTTCAGTTGACTCAAGGTCATAGCTGTGTTAAGATCTGTGTTAGGTATAATATTATCTCTACACGTTGGGCATCTTAAGTTACATGTTCGATCTATGCAAATTTTGACACGTTTAGGTTTGTTATAATTATCAGCATTGAATTCCTCAATAGGTCTTATAGGTCCAGTAACCTCTCCTTTGTTTACAGCATATT